ACCCGTGATCGATACAATGTTAGGCAATCCAGAAACACCTACAGTAGAAACCATTGTCGAGCGTGTACCGACCGCCCTCGCTGTTTTGAATAATCTAACCAGCGGCGGCCTCGGACTCGGAGAGATAGGTATGATTACCGCTTGTCCGGGTGTTGGAAAAACAACTGCACTGTTGAATTTCATGAATACCGCCATCCAGTTCGGCCACAGAGCCCTGTTCATTACTCTTGAGTTGCTGGGTAAACGTATCAAGCATAGATTCCAAGCTATCGCTGGCGGCGTTGACTCACGTGTATTTAAGATTCCATTTGAACAGTGGCCTCAGGAAATGAAGGATCGCTATGCATCAATTATTCAACCAGACTACAAATTCAGAGATTACTCTGCCATTGTAGACTGCTCATTAGAACCTATTACGCTTTCAGTAGTAGATAACATCATCGCAGATTGGAAAGCCCATTATGATGAGCAGTACGCCGGTAAGACCGGCGTGCCCAGATGTACGGCCGTATATCTGGACTGGCTCGACATGATGGCCTTTGGGGGACTGGACGTTTACGCTGGATTTAATACCAAGAGTAAGGACCAGAAAGATCATGACCTGTTGACAAAGATGGTTTACGGGTTGGGTCGTATAGCCAAGAAACATAATGTGGCTCTCTGGACCGCAACGCAGGGTAATAAATCAGCAGACGGTGTTGAAGTCTTGAAGATGTCTCATGTGGCAGGTGCGTGGCTGAAAAACGCCGGACTAGATCTTAGTATCGGGTTAGCACCTATCATGATTGAGGACAACGAGATTAAGTCGGTCATCAAAAATGATGATGATATGCTGGCACCGCCATGTGACCGCGAGTTGATGGGATCTATCATGAAGAATCGTGATAATGTCAGTGATCGCTCTTTCAGATTCTATCAGGGCAGTACGTTAAAATTCCATACCAGTAAGTCAGACGCAATGTACGAACTATCATTAGGATCCACTACAATAAAAAGAATGCAGGTGCCAGATGCAAGTAGCGTGGGAGCAAGTATTACGTAAACGCTTTGGTAAAGTAAAAGTATCAAGAGGCAAACACGGTACAGAATTTGTGGTTCGGTGCCCGTTCTGTAATAAAAAAGATAAATGCTACATCAATCCAATTCAAGGGCAGTTCATATGTTTTTGCGGCTGTGATGCAGGTAAACTAGAAAAGCTTAAAATCCAATTATCCGTTACGCCCATTACAGGGCCAAGACCAGATATTGCGCCGGTTCCTTCATGCGTTGAACCACCAGGAAATTTAGTCGAACTAACTACACTGGAACCGGCGCACCCCGCCATAACGTATTTGGGTGGCAGGGGATTTGATCCGCAAGAACTTAATGATAACTTTGGTGTACGTTACTGCACGAGCGGTATACGTATGGGTTCATTTGATACCTCCAACACGATCGTATTTCCAATTTGGATGAATCAGACTGTGGTAGGCTGGCAAGCCAGACTGCTATACAATCCTGATTCGATCAAACCGGAAGACTACGAGGCGATGGGTTTTATCGTAGATGAAGACGGAGAGTATTGTGTTCCGCCTAAATACATGACCAACAGAAAACTCCAATCAGAACGCGTGTTATATAATTATGATTGTGCGCGTTTAAGCGAGATAGTAATTATTTGTGAAGGTCCGCTGGATGCCATCCGTACAGGCCGCTGTGCAGTGGCCACTATTGGCAAGGGCGTAAAAGAAACCCAGACACGTATAATCAAGGCATATTGGAAGGCAGCTATTATCTTACTGGATCCGGGTGATGCCGATAAGGAAATGCTACAGTTATATCATGCATTAGTATTATCCATTCCAGTTGCAATAGTAAGACTACAAGGTTACAAGGATGCCGGTGAGACGCCTCGTGCAGAACTATGGAAACAAATTTACGTCCAAGCCCTTGAACAGGGATTAGACATATCTAAATACAAAATAACCATCTAAAGGTTAAACTATGGCAGTATCAGATCCAGTTGAAACAGCAGCAATTGAAGCATTCGATCTGAATGTAAGAATTAATAACATGCTAGCTAGAAACGCAAATCTAGCAGCTCAACTTGAAGATATTCGCATGCGCGGATCAAAGTTAATGGTTGGACATTCAGCCATGTTAAGTGAGTTATTGCGTAATATTGAATCAGGTTTGGGTACAATGGAGGCCGGTTGCAGATCGACCAAGTTTTATCTAAAAACGGCAGGCGTATAATTTACAGTGTTGGAAATCAATAAATGAGCGTTCCAGATAAATTGGACTCTACAGTTATCATTGAAGGGCTCAAATGGATACCTGGACGTGGACACGTACCCGCCAGATATATGTTTGTAGGTGAGAAGCCAGATATCGCGGCATGCCACGAGAACAAAGTATTCGTAGGCCCCCAAGCTGAGTATTTATTTAAAATATTAAGAGAAGTCGGATTCAGTAAGGACGCAACAGCCTACTGGACAAATGCGGTCAAGTACATGCCAAAGGCTAATAAAGCTATAGGTGTCAAGGACATTAACGTATGTAGGCCATTGCTCGTTCAAGAGATTATGGCTGTCAGACCTGATATCATTGTATGCATGGGTGCAAACGCACTCAAAGCTGTGATGGGTAGTAAGGCCAAGCTCAGCACATATAGATCCAGTTTCGTTGATTTGGTTGATAATCCAACAGATAAAAAGATAGTTGTATTTAGTACATATAGCCCAGGCGCAATTCTGAGGACACCGCATTTGGATAAGGAGTTTCGTAAGGACTTCATGCGCCTGCTAGGCGGTACGGGTGACGCCAAGCCCCTGGCAAAGATCGAATACGAAACAATCACCACGGTTGCTGGTTTGCTGAATCTAAAACAGCGAATGTTAAGCTCCGAAGACTCCCGTCCGGTTGTTGTACTGGACGCTGAGTGGCACGGTGAAAACTGGATGGATCCCAACCGTTATGTCAGAACAGTACAACTTGGATTGGCACCGGGTATTGCGATCATCGTCGAGTTCACGGATGTTGGCGGCAAACAGGTCATGGATGATCCGACCAAAGCGTGGCAGGTATTGGGCGAGATCCTTGAAGACCAACGTACGCAAATTATTGGACACAACGTAATCGCAGACGGACAGTGGTTAATGGCACAGGGCATCGATATCCGATACAACGTGATCTACGATACGATGCTAATGGAACATCTTGCAATAAACGAGCTGGGTCCATTTGATCTTATGTCGTTGACACTCAAATATACGGATATAGGTAAATACGATCTACCGCTGGAACGTTGGGTACAGGCAAACCCTGGTAAGACATCCGGTGGTTACGGGTTTATTCCGCGTGAGATCCTGTTGCCATACGGTGCGTATGACGTAGATGCTCCGCGCTATATTATGGAGAAACAGATCGAGGTTATGGCTCGCCTTGATAATCTTACCAAGGTGCGCGGCCTCGACGGTGAATATCCGTGTCTATGGCGTACGGTAATGGATGCGCAGCGGGTATTGTATGAAATCGAAGGTATTGGTTTGTTGGTCGATCGTGAACGATTAAAGAGTTTAAGTGAGACTTATGCCAAGAAGTTAGCCGAGCTAGAGAAAGATCTCAGCAAACTGGTTAAGGGCTTGGATGTTAAGCGGTTCCAGATGAATACGGTAACTGGTGTATCTGAAGAGGTAAATCCATACCGCGATTTCTTGGACAACTTCAACCCCAGATCTGGCGAGCAGATCATCAAACTGTTATTCGAAATTCTAGGACTTACACCCGTTAAAACCACAAGCGGTAAACCGTGGGGTAGACACATGTTGCATCAGAATCTAGCTGATAGCGAACATACTCCTGCGACAGATAAGAACACGCTGGAGATTCTGTACACTAACACGAAGAATCCAGTAATCAAGAAACTACTAGATGTCAAAAAGTTAAGTACTACATGTACGACATTCTTGAATGAAGATCCGGAGAAGGGTATTGGATCAAATATCTGGGTCGATGGTCGTTTACATCCTAGATTCTCATTCCTGTCGGATACGGGTAGATTCAGAGTTAGCAGTCCTAACTCACAGAACTGGCCTAAGAAGGCTGAAGGTTATATGATCGAAATCTTTGGTGGTAAAGAAAAGGTACCACCACTGATTCGTACGGCCATTATACCATCTCCTGGTTTCGTGTTAATGGAAGCTGACTTTTGTCAGGCAGAAATGTTCGTAGCCGCAGCATTGTCGCGTGACGAGAATATGCTAGGGGCGTTAAATACCCCGGGCAAGGATTTACATGACTTAACAGCGATTACCGGTTTCGGTTTTTATTGGATCTAGCTGCCAAAGACATGGTTGCGTTTGAGAAGTTCCAGAAGCAGTTGAAGTATAAGACTCAGACGGGCGAAATCCTATCTAGAGAGTTGTTCAAGAATACTGTCCGCGTCTCCGCAAAGAACGTGAATTTCGGTTGCGCTAGTAAGCATACTTTGATACTCTATAGTCAATTATAAATAGGAGTATCTGCACGTATATGAGAAATTGCGATTGGTGTGGAACACAATTCGAACCGGTAAATAGGCATAATAGATTTTGTAAAGTTAGTTGTAAAACTGCGTGGGGTAATACCAATAAACCGTTACTGCGCCATATATGTATTGGTTGCGGTCATAGTTTTATGACTAAACAAGCCAAACAACGGTACTGTAGTAGAAGTTGTAGTACAAAGCACAGTACGATAGAGAAGGCATGTATATGTGTGGGTTGTGGTAAGCCCTTTAGATTCGTTGGGCGTACCAGACGCCACCGCTGCAACGAGTGTATGCCAGCTTGGCAGAGTAAACGACAAATGGCGTGGCGTGCGCAGAAAAATCCAACGATTAAAATTGGTGTTGGCAGCGGTGGAAATCAGTGGGGTAAAAATAACCACATGTGGAAACCGGCTGATGAGCATAGAAGCACCAGATATCGTGCAAACTGGCGTCAACGCTGTTTTAAAGTGTGGCCGCGTATATGCCAGGCGTGCGGTTCGACTAAAGCTCTCGAAGTCCACCATATAAATGGTAATCCTGAAGATTACGCTACGTATAATTTAATTCCACTTTGTTTTGATTGTCATATACACAAAATACATAATAAACGCTATAAGACAGCAGTAGAATATATCAAAGTAACTATGGCAATATTGCCATTAGAATGCCGAAACAAAATCGCGGAATTAAGCGGGAACCCTGAAATGGGAATCCGAACCGAAGATTATGCAAATAATCAGGGGCAGAGCATAGGGACTGAAATAACGTCCCCACGAGGCCGCGACACTCTATTGACTGAGTGAAAATATATGCCGAACTCGATAGAAACGAAATATCGAGAATTTGTGGATAAAAAACCACAAAGATAACAATAGATTCTATACGGACGCGGTGCATTGGATATTGCCAGACAAGTTCAAGGTGATACCCAGTCCAACCGTCCATTAGGAGACTTACAAGCAGAAATTCAAACCATGTTGGATGCATGGAAGGCTGTTACATATCCACAGGCGTGGGCCTATATGGAACAGTGCCAGCGAGCACCACATGACCCTGGATATCTCATCAATCCTTGGGGTCGTATGCGTAGGTTTGCGAAGACAGAAGATCGCAATCTATTGCAGCAGTGGGGCCGCGAGGCGATGAACTTCCCTGAAATGTACGGGGAAGTAAAACGGGGTGAATTCGAGGAATATCCGACATCACGGACAACCACGAGCCAATAGTTGTAGAAATACAACGAAGGTGTAACGACTAGAGATCGAGTCCACACGGACAGTAACTATCTCCACGAGCGTCCCGGTCATTATGACATGATATAGTCTGATCTATTACGAATGATGTAATGAGAGTAATAGAAATCTAGAATAAAGAGTCTAGATGTTAACAATAGGTGCAGTCCACCGTAGCAGACACGTGTCTAATTGCGCTTAAACGCATTATGGACTATCGTGATCTGCATGGCCTACATTACAGAATCGTGAATCAAATTCATGATGCTGTAATCATCGAATGCCCAATTGATGAAATTGAACAAGCCAAGACAATGTTCAAAGAAACCATGGGCAATATTAGAATACCAATCCCCGGTTACCCGCTAACGCTAGGCATAGATATCACCGTAATGTCTCGCTGGGGAGAGAAATACAAACCTTGAAAAGTATAATGGTTTTTGATATCATTCTTAAATCATTGAAAACATACAGTTTGTTTAATGATAATAATACATATTACAATGTTAGGAGTTAATCATGGATCTCAATGCTCAAATCAAACAGAGTCAACGTCAGACTAAATCGCTATTCATCTTTAAAGAGGGTGTACGTTTCAAGCACATGACGGGTAAAGCCCCGATCCTATTCCGTATCC